GCTGCTACGGCCATCATCAAGCTGATGAGCCGTGCCCTGTACCGCATTCCCAACATGGGCATGGGTCGGGCTGCGTTCTACATGAACCGCACTGTCCACAGCGGCCTCGCGATTGCTGCGCTCGACAAGAGCCAGTACGTCCTGAAGGTCAATGAGGGCCTGTCGCAGTTCGGAATGCCGTACAGCTGGCTGTCGTTCCAGGGCGTGCCTCTGCGCCGCGTGGATGCCATCGTCAACACCGAAGCCGTCGTGTCCTGATAGACCCGACAGAAAGGAAAACAACAATGATTACTGACAAGTTTCTCGTTGTGTCCGGGTCCAACACCCCCGGCTCCGCCATTACGGGTCAGGCGATTACCGCTGACGCCGTTTCGACCGACACCATTGACCTCGGCACCGCCCGAGACATCGGTGAGGGTTCGGATCTGTTCATGGTGTTCACCGTGGTTGAGGCATTCAACACTCTCACCAGCCTCGACCTCGAGGTGGTGATTTCTGCGAATGCCAACCTCTCGTCGCACACCGTTCTTGCAGAGACGAACGTCCTGCTCGCTGGCCTGACCGCCGGCAAGCAGTACGTGGTCGCTCTGCCGCCGCAGATCGCAAGCCTCGGCCTGCGTTACCTCGGCGCCCGCTACGATGTGAACGGCACCAATCCGACCACTGGAAGCATCCTTGCCGAGATCGTGCACAACGTGCAGGACGGACGCAAGTTCTACGCCAGTGGTTTCCGGGTGACGTGATTCAAGGAGCCTGATCCATGCCAAAGGTCCGCGCGAATACTGTGTGCTTCGTAGACAACGGCCTCCGCAAGGAGGGTGAAGTCTTTGAGTACAACGGCCCGCCGAACGGCAATCTGACCGTCCTAGACGGACAGTTTGCACGGCCAGTCCAAGAAGCGCTTGCTGTTGCGGAAACTCCGCTTCAGCGGCGACCTGGCCGGCCACGCAAGGCGGTTTCGCACGATCAGCAGCAGGGATAAGGCGATGTGAGTTCGCAGTGACAGGAGGGGAGTCGCGGGGCAACCCCGGCTCCCCTCCATCACTAGGAGGCAGGCATGGCATCCGAAGTCGAAATCTGCAATCTGGCACTGGCGCACCTTGGCGACGATGCAACAGTCGCCAGCATTGATCCGCCGGAGGGATCTGCACAGGCGGAGCATTGCGCGCGGTTCTATGCGATCGCTCGAGACAGCCTGCTGCAAATGCACAACTGGAACTTCGCGTCGCGCCGCGTGGCACTTGCCAGCGTCACGATGCCATACACGATGTGGCGTTACGCCTACGCATGCCCAGGCGACATGATGGTTGCGGTGTCTGTTCTCCCTCCCGAGGTCGAGAACGACTACACCATTCGACCGTACCCGGCCGACCGTTACGGCTGGGGCTGGATCAACACTCCGTTCGTTGGTGCCGGCGTGTACGTGCCGCAGGAATACTCGATTGAGACTGACACCAACGGCAACAAGGTCATCTACACGAATCAGGAAGGTGCGATCCTGCGCTATCAGGCGCTTGTGACCGATCCGACCAAGTTCGATCCGCTGTTCGTGATGGCGCTTTCGTGGCATCTTGCATCGATGCTGGCTGGTCCAGTCATCAAGGGCGACCAGGGCGCAGCTGAAGCGAAGCGTTGCACCCAGATGATGATGGGCTACATGCAGCAGGCTCGCATGTCTGACGCGAACCAGCGCAACATCAAGCCGGAACACATCACGACCTGGATGAGCGGGCGCTGACATATGCCGCAGACCCGCACTTACAACCGATCCTTCGCAGGCGGCGAGGTGTCGCCCGAGATGTGGGGCCGGCTGGATGACATCAAGTTCCAGACCGGCGCTGCCACGATGCGGAACTTCATTGCGACGCCGCAGGGTCCGGCAGAGAACCGGGCCGGCACGGCGTTCGTGCGCGAGGTCAAGGACAGCACCAAGCGCACCCGCTTGATTCCGTTCACGTTCAGCACCACCCAGACGATGGTGTTGGAGATGGGTCCGAACTACTTCCGATTCCATACGCAGGGTGCGACGCTCGGGCCCGGCAGCCCATCTGCATATGTGCCTGGCACTACGGTCACGATTACTCAATCGCAGCAGGCAACTGTCACCATCACGATTGCAAGTCCCGGAGTCGTGACGTGGACTGGTCACACACTGTCAAACGGAGATCGCGTCATTCTGTCAACGACAGGAGCATTGCCAACTGGATTGCTGCCTGGAGTCGTGTACTACGTCGTGAACTCCGCCTTGAATACGTTCAGGTTGTCGCTGACATCTGGCGGAACGGCTATCGACACAACCGGGTCGCAGTCAGGAACACACACGGCCAGCACGCCGACCGTCATCAACTGGTCGGGACATGGCCTTGCAAACGGAGCAGAAGTCGGATTCACAACTACTGGATCGTTGCCGACAGGCATGCTGCCTGACACCGTGTACTACGTCATCAACGCGGCGACGAACACGTTTGAAATCGCGACCGCAGCCGGCGGCATTCCAATCGTCACAAGCAGCGCAGGCAGTGGCGTCCACACTGGCGCGACGCCGTATGCAATTGGATCTCTGGTTTCGTCCGGAGGCGTCAACTATTACTGCATTGCCAAGGCGATCAACAAGACGCCGCCCAATGCGACGTATTGGTATCCACTTCCTGCCGGCATCTATGAGATCCCGACCCCGTATGCCGAGGCAGACCTGTTCGATATCCACTACGTGCAGTCGGCTGACGTGCTGACGCTGGTGCATCCGAACTATGCGCCGCGTGAGCTGCGCAGGCTTGGTGCCACGACCTGGACCCTGACCACGATCAATTTCGCGGCGTCTGTTACTGCGCCGACCGGCGTGACTGCGACCTTGACTGGACTCGGATCAGGCATCGACTATTCGTATGTGGTGACGGCAGTCGCGGATGACGACGTCAGCGAAAGTGTGCAGAGCAGTTCCGCCACGGTGTCTGTTGATTTCGGCAATTCGACTCCAGGATTCGTGACCATCGCATGGACTGCTGTCGCCGGCGCATCACGCTACAACGTCTACAAGTTGCAGGGCGGGTTGTATGGATTCATCGGCCAGACGGCTTCAACGTCCATCAACGACGACAACATCGCGCCCGATACTGGCATCACGCCGCCTGTGTATGACACCGTCTTCAGCAGCGTCAACAACTACCCCGGCGCGGTCAGTTACTTCGAGCAGAGGCGTCTGTTTGCTGGCACGAACAACGCGCCGCAAACGATCTGGATGACCAAGAGCGGCACCGAAAGCGACATGTCGTATTCGATCCCGACAGAGGACACGGATCGAATCAAGTTCCGCGTCGCCGCTCGAGAGGCAAACACGATTCGCCACCTTGTCCCGCTGACGCAGCTGCTCGCATTGACGAGCGCGGCGGAATGGCGGATCAGTCCGGTCAATAGCGATGTCATCACGCCGACCACAATTTCGGTGCGGCCGCAGTCATACGTTGGTGCCAGCAATGTCCAGCCGTCCATCGTGAATAACACGGTGGTTTATGGCTCTGCCCGTGACGGCCATGTGCGTGAACTTGGCTATTCGTGGCAGGCCAGCGGATTCGTGACCGGCGACCTGTCGCTGCGCGCAACGCACCTGTTTGATGGACTGTCCATCACGGACATGTGCTACAGCAAGGCTCCGCACCCATTGCTTTGGTTCATCTCGAGCAATGGCGACATGCTGGGCCTGACCTATATCCCGGAGCAGCAGGTGGCTGCCTGGCACAGGCACGACACGGACGGTGACTTTGAGTCTTGTACTGCTGTTGCCGAGGGCACCGAGGATGCGCTCTACGTCATCGTGAAGCGCACAATCGGAGGCAACACGAAACGGTACGTCGAGCGGTTCGCAACGCGGTCCGTGTCCACGCTTGAGAACTGTTTCCACGTCGATAGCGGCCTGACGTACAACGGCACGAACACGACGGCAACGACGGTCACGGTTACGGGCGGCACGGTTTGGACGCCGGCAGAGGTGCTGACGATCACTGCCAGCAGCGCGATCTTCCAGTTCCCGGCCACGACCGATGTCGGTGACGTGATCGTGCTTACTGGATCAGATGGCACGAAGTACAGGCTCACGATCCTGTCCACGACCAGCACGACGGTAGCGACTGCGCGAGTGGACAAGACGCTGGCGGTTGCCCTGCGAGGCGTGGCCACGGCGGTCTGGGCTTGGGCTCGCGACACGGTCAGCGGCCTATCGCACCTCGAGGGCAAGACCGTCAGCGTGCTGGGTGATGGCGCTGTCATGCCGCAGGTTGTGGTGACTGGTGGATCGGTCACGATCCAGCGTCCGTCCACAATCATCACGGTGGGCCTGCCATACGAGAGCGACTTGCAGACGTTGCCGTTGACGTTGCAGATTGAGGCATTCGGTCAGGGCCGAGCCAAGAACATCAACGAGGCGTTCGTGCGCGTCTACAGGTCAAGCGGTCTGTTTGTGGGACCGAGCGAAAACAAGTTGGTTGAGGCCAAGTGGCGCACGACGGAACCATACGGATCGCCGCCATCGCTGAAGACTGACGAGGTTGGCGTGAAGCTGACGCCGACCTGGCAGCAAAATGGTCAAATCTATGTGCGGCAGGTTGATCCGCTGCCGCTGACGATTGTTGGACTCACCCTCGAGGTCGCTATCGGAGGCTGATATGGGATTCGTGACAACCACGCCGAATACGCCGGGCTTCAGTTTCCCAGGCATGGACAACACCATGCTGACGCAGGCGCAGAACTACCCGTACCTGACGAGCATGCAGAATCAGGCCATTGCTGCGAATGCGCCGGCTGCGGCAGCGCCATCGACCGCAGCGCAGTTCGCCGAGGCGTTCAGCGTGGCTGGCCCGATCATGGCGATTTTTGGATCTGCGACCAGCGCCATCGGCTCGTACTACTCGGCGCAGAGCCAGCAGAACCAGCTCAAGATGCAGGCGCAGAACCAGCGGTTCGCCGCCGAGATGGCCCGCATCAACCAGGGCATGGCCCGGTTCACGGCTGGCGAAATCAGCCGCGAAGGGCAGGAGCGGTTCGGCAGGTACGCCATGCAGGCCGGCCAGGCACGCGCCGGCGCGAAGGCGGCAATGGCTGCTCGAGGCATCTCGCTTGGCGAGGGCACGCCTACCGAGGTGCTGGGCAGCATGGATCTCATCAAGGAGATTGACCGCTTGAGCATGAACGCGCAGACGGTGCGCGCAGCCGAGGCTGCCAAGTTGCAGGCGTTCAACATCGGCGTCGGTGCGACGATGGCCGACATCTCGGCCCAGAACTTGCAGGCGACTGCCGGCACGATCTATCCCGGTCTGGCGCTTGGTACGAGCCTGCTTGGCAGCGCGGCGGACATTGGCGGCATGTGGGCTCGTAACCGCCGCATCGAGGAACTGTTGGCTGGCGTGAGCCAGCAGAGGACGTAATCCATGCCGACCGTACCTACCACGTTCGTACCGCAGGTCGCGCCGGGAGGCGCAGGCGACATCGGAATGGTGCAGGCACCGCAGGTGGCAGTCACCGAGAACCTTGCCGCCCAGCAGCAGGTGCAGTTTGGCCGTGCAATGACGCAGGCCGGCGACGTTGCATTCCGCATCGGCAGTGCGATTCAGGACGCGATTGACGAGTCAAAAGCCAAAAACTTTGAATTGGAGTCGATGCGGCAATTCAATAGCGTTCTGCGAGGTCAGGATGGTTACTTGCGGTCATCCGGTCTGGCAGCTGCGGAGCGATTTGCGCAAACGGAAGATGCGATGGCGCAGATCGTTGGTGGAAGCCTTGACAGTCTTGACAACGATACACAGAAGTCCATGTATCGAAACGTCATGGCTCGCCACATGATGTCTGCGCAGACGCAGATGTTGAATCACCGCGATGCCGAGGTCAAGAAAGCAACGGTCGAATCCGCTCGTGCGCGTGGAGAGCAGTTCATTCAATTGGCAATTGAGGACCACGAGAATCGCGATGTTCCGATGTCTGATTATGCGATCAACCTCGGCGTCGCCGAAAACGAGATCCGCACCGCTGGCAGGGCACTTGGCTTTACAGAGGATTCTCCACAGATGAAGGCTTTGGTCATTCAGGTGCGCACGCAGGTCACGGATGGCGTTGTCAATCGGTTGATGCTCGAGAGCGACTATGACGAGGCATACAAGTTTGTGAAGGCGGAACTGAAGGCCGGCAACCTCGAGGAGAAGGCCGCGCAGCCATTGCTGTCCAGCATCGACGCCAACCGTGACCGATGGATGATCGACCAGTACGCGACCACGATCCGTGGCTATGGCAGGGTCGGGATGCCTGACGATGAGGCCAACAACCCGCAGGAAGCGCCAGGATCGCTCCGGGACGCTTTGGACATTGCGGACGGCATCAAGGATCAGGAGATCCGCAAGGGCGTCCAGGCGGCTCTACGGACGCAATACGGGCAGGAGGAGGCTCTCCAGCGGCAGGAGTATGGCCTGCTGATCGACCGTATGGAGCAATTCCTTGCCGCGCCCGGCAATACGGTGGCGAATGTCCCGCCGTCTGCTTGGGGCCGGCTCAAGCCACAGGATCAGGCCAAGTTCCTCAAGGCCCAGCGACAGACGGATGAGCTGGATGTCATGGAGGAGATCGCACGCAATCCAGGCGTTCTGACTCGGGAATACCTCGAGGACAACCGTGGCAGGATGACCCGAGACACCTATATCAAGCTACTCGGCGACGTGAATGCGCCAGGCAAGGTGATCGCAGCCACGGTCGATGCCGACCAGTTGGAGGCAACGCTGTTTGCCAACAACATGACGAAGATGGCAGATCCGAAGTCGGATGAGGACAAGCAGGCTTCGCTCATGTTCCGCAATTCGGTCAAGACCATGATTGACGCCGAGCAGGAGCGACAGAAGCGGCCACTGTCACGCGAGGAGAAGCAGCGGGTGATCGACGGTGCGATCATTCAGTACGGTGAGCAGGCGTATGTCGAACGCAGTTGGTGGTGGGACAAGCAAATGAGCCTCGGTGCAATGACGCCAGAGCAGCGTCAATCCGCATACGTCATGGTCGGAGATGCGCAGGTAAAGTTGATGGACATGCCGCAGACATGGATTACTGGAACTGCACTGCCGGCTTTCCGCAAGGCAGGCGTCAGCAATCCGACGATGACTCAACTCGCCGACTA